AGTTCACGGCCTTCCACCCAGCGGCGGTCTACGATCGTTTCTGAATGCGAAGCGGAAATTTCATCGTCCCAGTTCAGTTCATGCCCAACCGGGCCGGACCAGCCGCGGTCATAGGCCATTTTAAAAATGCTGTTTTCCGTTATGGGCGCACCGCTGGCGCCCCTGAAAGTCTCCCATTTGCGGGCGCATTCTCCCTTGTGGTACCGCTGGCTGTCAAGCGCGCTCCAGTCGTCCCACACGCTGCAGGGTAACCCCGCTTCTTTCAGCC